CATCGCTGTCCGCTGTAAAGATAGTGGTAGCAGAATTTGTTATTCTTTTACCATTTGATTCAAAATCTTGTGCCATATTTTTCTCCTATTTCGTTATATCACAGAGCGATCGCCATCGCAACCGCGAACCCTGGTGATGCATATAGTGTATCTGTTGATGTACCGCCTATTGTGATGGCATCTGCCTCTAATGTGCCATCTATATCAGCGTTTCCAGATATGTCTAATGTAGCTCCATCTAGTTCACCTGTAATAGTTAAATTTCTAATACCTGTATAATCTTTGTTTGAATCTAAAATAACTGCCTTAGAAGCAATAGCCGTACCGACTGCTGTACTGCCTAAATCTAGTGCATTAAGCTCACCAACTACTGCGGTAATACCATCAAGTACATTTAGTTCTGCTGCAGTAGAAGTTACCGCTGTTCCATTAATAGACAAGGCATCAGTCTCTAAAGTACCATCAATGTCTGCATCACCGGAAATATCTAATGTTGCTCCATCTAGTTCACCAGTAATTGTTAAATTTCTAATACCAGTGTAATCTTTATTAGAGTCTAAAATAACTGCTTTAGAAGCAATCGCTGTTCCAACAGCTGTGCTACCTAAATCTAGAGCATTCAATTCACCTACCACTGCTGTAATGCCATCAAGCACGTTTAGTTCTTCAGGTGTAGATGTAATTTGTGTTGCGCTTACAGCTGCCAATACAGGTATTGTACCTGAAACGTTTGGTAGATTAATTGTTCTATCATCAGTAGGATCTACAATTGTAAGTGTAGTTTCATGTGCGTCAGCGGTAGCGCCCTCAAATATCACTGCGTTTTGTGCATTCATTGTAACTGTATCTACAGTCGTAGTTGTTCCTGCTACAGTTAGTTTGGGTACAAGTAATTCTCCTGTGCTTGGATTATATCTTAGTGCACCTGTGTCATCTAATAAAGCGTTTGATTCATCGTGAAATACAACAGGAAAATTTGTGTTAGCTGTGCTGTCTGTAACTGTTACTGTCGCCGCTAATGTTGCGTTCGACACTGTTGTTCCTGATATTACACTAGATAAAGCAGTGCCATTAACTGTTATTGCATCTGCTTCTAATGTACCATCAATATCTGCATCACCACTAATATCTAAAGTAGCTGCATCAAGTTCACCACTAATGGTAATATTTCTACCACCGGTTATATCTTTATTTGAATCTGTTATAATAGCTTTGCTTGCTATTACTGTTCCGTTTGTTATTCCATCAATAAGATTAATATCTGTTGCACTTGCAGTAACCCCATCAAGTATATTTAATTCTGCAGCTGTTGATGTAATAGCCGTGCCATCGAAGTTGATGGCATCTAAATATGCAGTACCATCAATATAAATATCTTTCCATTCTTTTGACGAACTACCTAAATCATATGTATTGTCATCGTCAGGTATAATATTAGAATCAACCTCACCACCAAATACAATGTTGTCTGTGTTAGCATCACCAAGAGTTAGTGTGCCACCATTAAATGTTGTTGTACCAGTAACTGTTAGATTACCACCAACATCTAAATTAGCTCCTAATGTAACGTCACCATCTGCGTCCAGGAATACAGCTTTGCTTGAAGGTAGTGTACAAAATACTGTTTTACTACCGGCTGCAAAATCTATTTTAGTTGTGTTACCTGCTGATGTATCGATTACCGTGGTTCGTGCAAGAGTGTCGGGAGACGCGTCAGCTACAGTTCCAATACCTATTTCCCACGTGCCGTCTGACTCGTGTACAATAATATAATAAGTTGTATTTGTGTCACCAACACCGGTTACAAATGTCTCAAAACCAGTTGCAGCACCACCTAAAGATATGGTACCCTGTCCAGTTGTCGTTGTGGTTTCTTTGACTCTATCGTTGAGAACTAATGCCATAAAACCTTACCCCGATATTCTTATAATAGCACTACTCGTATCTGCGGCTGGAAATTGTATTGTAAAGGTGCCTGCTGTAGTAGAAAAATCACCACCAAAATCTAACATGCATACTGCTGAATCAGTAGCAAGTCCTGCTGTTGCTGCACCACCTGATGATTGATAAATGAGCGCGTACCGCGCTGTTGTAGAAACTGTTGTAAAAGAAGTGTCAGCAAAATCTGCAAACACTATAGATGTAGAAGAACTACCTGTAACGCCGTTATTAGTTAGTGTGTTACCCGCTGCAGTGTAACCAGAACCCGATGCATTTGTTGCTTCGTTAGTTGTGTTGTAACCAGTTATCGCTGATGCAGAAACTGTTTTAGAAGATGTGTAAAGAGCAAGTTTATATGTGTCTCCGCCCGATGCACTAAAATTGTGATTACCTTTTAGAAGGTGCTCTTTAAAAACATTACATATTACGTTTGCCATATTTTCTCCTTACGGGTTTACAGATGGAATTGGTATTCTTACCGCTCCATCTCTATATTCTTCACGTCGTTTTTGACCCATTTGTTCTGTTGCTAGTGTTTTGACAGCGTTTTTATAAGACGCTTCATACAAAGCTAACATGTTATCAGGTCCTTTTAAAAATTTAAAAGCTTCGATTAGGCAGGCATACAACAATGCTGTTGGAGCATTTGTACTAACCCACGTTGAGGTAGTACTTGAAGATAATCCTGTTGGTTGAGCATAATACTCAATGTCCATAGTATAAGCCGCATTTGGTGTAGGTGCAACAATTAATGAGTCTTCATCATATGTTGCAAAGTATTTTGGAATACCTGTGCTAGTTCTGTTTGGCCAATATTCTGATATAAACGAAGGGTCTTTTTTCTGTAAAACTATTCTTTCATTATTTGTCAAACCACCTAATGCTCCTGCCGAACTAAATATAGACACAAATCTAATTGCACTAAATAAAGCAGGTGTTGTACCAGGCAATGTTACAAACGGCGTGCTGGCTGTTAATACAGCACTTGCATTTTTCTTATATACGTCAAGGTCTAACTCCCTGTACAGTCTCATTTCAGCGTGTTCTATAAAATCATTAACAATAGTAGTTGTTAAAACATTACTATCTGTTTCTGTATAATCTCTTATCTGTGTTACTAGTTCTGCGTATGTTGTCATGGTGTTATCGTTGTAGGTCCTGCATAAGCGCGGAACCCTCCTCCTCTTATATTACCAGTTGTTGCAGTATCTGTCGACACTGAGAATGTATATGTATCCGTGTCTACCACAGTTATTGTGTAACCTGCAGATGCGTTTATGTTTGTAGCTGTAATACCGTCAAAACTAGTTGCAGCATAAAAACGAACAGTGTCACTTGTTGATCTACCATGACTTGGTTCTGTTACCGTGATTGTTGAAGAACTAGCAGACCCTGTTTTAAAAGAATCTGTTTTTAATAAATTAGGTGCTGCTGTTTCTGTTCTATCTGGTCTTGCGTCTTGTAAAGCTTGGGCATCAGCTTTATGTGGCCTTGGTTCAAGTTGTGGGTGTTTTGCTTCAAACTCAGAACTATGCACAAACGAACCATTCCATTCTTTTACCATTTCATTGTATGGAAATGCCATACCGCTACGATCTGATATTGCTTTTGCTTTTCTTCCTGTTGCAAAGTTAGACATTTGGGTAATACGCTTTCGGTGTTATATGTGTACTTGTAGAAGAACCGTCTTCTACTAATGCACGATTTAATTCATCTTCGTAAATCATTTTTAGTTGTGGAACTAGTTCTGGTTTTTCTTTTAACGCTAAATAATAAGATAAACCTGATACCATGCACGGTACAAAACGATAAGGAACATCGCTCGCATTTGTGTAATCTCCAGCATCTTCTATTCTTTTTACATAGTATAAATGAACTTCTGATGCAGCGGCTGTAGCGTCTGGTGTTGGGTATACACTTACAGTCACACGATCAATAAAACGTTGCACGTAATACTGTGTCGGTTGACTTTTAGTTAATTTGTTAGACAACGCAGAATATGTTGACCTGTCTATTTTTGTTAATGCTACATCTGTTTGTGATGTGGTTCCTCTGCTTGTTCTGTATGTTGCCTCAAGTACATCGTCCATGCCAAAAATTGTAGAGTCTGTTTGTACTGTTGTAGCTTGAGCTCTGTTTGTGTCAGCCGTGTCATCTGCAGCACTTCTAAAAAAATGATATTCAGCTTGTCCTTCAACAAGATTTATATTTGTTTCTTTTAGTTCCCAATAATGCAAACCTCTATTGCCCCATTCTTGAAACATTATGTTTAAAGAACGTCTAGCAGATTTTAGTCTGTATCCGTTGAGGTCTTGAACACCTAGTCGTTCATAGGCTTCTTCCATTATTTCATCAATATAGAAAGTGCTATCGAACGTTGATGTTCCTGAAGTAGTGTTTGGCATGTGCTACTCCTTATTAATAAGATTTAATCAGCTCTAATATAATAGTGTAGTGATCATGTGCTGTGTGGCCATGAGTTGTTAAATCAATATCGCCATCAATACCTGACCCAGCATTATTTTTAATGCCTCCAAAAGATCTAAAATCCATGTAACCTGAAACAGGTCCTGCTGCTGCACTGCCACCTAATACTAATCCAACTACGTTAGAAGAAGCGTTAAATTCTAATGCAACTCTCATTCCGCCAATATCATACCATACTTGACTAATTGCAACTCTAGAACAATTGTCCCCAGATGCGTTGCTTACTAATGTATCTACATCTATCTTTTTAACCGAAGCTTCACCGCTTCCATCAGATATGTTTGTAAGTTTTATAACAGCGGTTCTTTCGCCGTCTACTAATGTTTGACTTGTTACTGCGTCTGCCATTTTATTTTTCCTCCGTTAGAGAGAAGGGGCCGAAGCCCCCGCTCCACATAAAGTTTATTTTTTAATATACTGAGTATTCTAGTTCAACTGTAAATCTACCAGCTGTAATATCAGCATTAACTGTAGTAGTTGCTCTTGCGTACAAGTGTACGTTTGCAACAGCTGCAGTTACGTTTGGTACAAAGATATGATAATTACCAGCAGTATTGTTAAAGTTTACATCAACCTCAGTAATAGATTGTGTAGCACTTAACTGCTCGTTAAATGATGTAACACCAGCACCAACAATTTCTGTTCCAGATACAGCAGCGTTTGTTGCTGTTCCTGAATCTTCACTTAGTGCTAAATTACCTACCAAAGTTTGCCCTGCTGCAGTTGTAATACCGATCAAAGCTCTATGTATAAAGATTTTTGAAGGTGTTACTAAAGCGTCAGGTGCATCAACGTTAAGTGTTCCTAGCTCTACAAGACAGTCATTATCTGCGTATGCAGTTGCTGCTGCGTTAGTGCTAGCCAATGTACCAGCGAAAGATTGAATCTTTCTAGTTCCCATTGATACTAATTGTCCAGTTGAGTTAACTGAAAAACCAGTTTCTGTGATCACGCCAGTCGTAGAGCTTTTATTAATAGTTTTAAAACCACCTTCTGATCTGACCGGACCGCTAAAAGTTGAATTTGCCATAATTGGTCTCCTTTTCCGCCAACATAGTCTGAGACTGTGTCTACTGCATGAGTCTATGTTGACTGTTTTATATATGCAGTGCGTCGATTATACGCTTTTAAATGTAAATGTGCAAATAAAAAGGGGCCCGAAGGCCCCTTAATTACTTATTGATTTAGTGAATCTTAAGCAGATCCATCAGAACCATAAATACCACGCCAGTCAGATGCGCCGAAGCTGTATCTTTCTCTAGCTTTGTATCTCATGTTTCCTGTGTCAAAATCACCTTCCATTGCAGTTTTTAAAGCTGCTCTTTGGAAGTGTTTTAGTCCATTAGGAACGTCTGTTTTAATGAAGAAAGCATCACTATCTGTTAGGAAGTTGTTTACCACGTATCCTTGTGGAAGCATTCCTTTTGAAGATAATGCGTTTAGATCATTGTCAGAAGTTCCAACTCTTTGGTTAGACTTTAAGATTCTTTCAGCGTTAAACTGATTAGCAGAAGGAACGATTAGTTTCATTCCTCTAGCTGCGATCTTTAATCCTCTTTCGTCTTTAAATGCTGCAATGTCGATCATTGCTTGCTCTAAAGAAGTTTCAGATAAGTCAGCCAATGTAGTTGGTCTGTTTGACTGGTTTCCGCCACCAATAGTTGGGTGGTCATTATCAATTAAGAACTGACTGTCTCCAGAAACACCTGTAGCAGTAAATGCATTATTTAAAATGTTTGCTGCTTTGATTTGTTTCGTTTGAGCCATAGATCTTGCAAGTGCTTTTGTATAACGCTTTGCGATACTATCATACAAGTTATCTTCAACAGCTTCCTCAGTGATAGAGAAAGCGAGAGCAATTGTCTCGTGATTATAACGTGCTGTGAAAGATTCGTTCGCGCTGTCAAAAGAAACTGCAGAACCTTCTGCCTTAACTGCTGCTTCACCGAAACCACTTAGCATTACTTCTTCTTCAAAAGCTCTATCAGAAGTCTCTGTGTCGAAGATTTCTGCATGTTGGTTTTCGTATGATTTATACTCAAGTCCGAATAATGCATTCAGACCTGGCTCTAGCTCTTTCGCTAGTTGTTGTCTTGATATAGCCATAGTTTAAATCCTCCTGCTATTATACGACATGCGCAGGTTCAGCAATGAAACATCTTAGTACATTGCGGACGCCGAACGCGTTGCCTGGGGTTTTAGCGAGACCTAGCATTTTTACACCAGTTAGAGTAGTACCTGTATCAGACACGTCAATCTCTTCTCCAGAAATACCTGTTGTAGTACTTCCTGATTGAGTTGCATCGTGGTCCATGTAAGTACCTACCATAGCTTGTGTTGCTGCGGTGTCGCCTTGAGCTTCGTACACTTGGTACGGATCGTCATAAACAAAACATTCTGAGTCGACATCTAGATCGTTGCCGGCATAGAAGTTTTTAAATGTTGGTTTGCCTGTAGTCTGGTCAGTGAAAGTGTGACCTGCAAAAACCATTAGACCGGCATCTGCTACAGCAGCTTTAATAATATAGCCACTTGCAAATTCTACCATGTCGCCCTGGAACATTGCCGTGCTGTTACCATCATCAATATGATATTGTGATAAAGCACCATTGTCTGGGTTTCCACCAACTTTTCCTGAAGGTCTAAAACCAAAAGGGGCATCTATATTTGCCATATTTGTTTCCTCCTTAAAGGGTTAAGTTGTTAAATTGGAGGTTAAAAAGATTAGTTCTTTTTTGAGCCACCAAAAGTTACACGAGTCTGCCTTTCTTGATTGATCGGCATACTTGGGTGCTGTTCCTTTAAGACATCGGTTTCTAAAGCTTCGTTTCTATCTTCCGTTATTTTACGGTGATATTCTTCACGAGACTTTGCGAGCTCTTCGGATATCCTTGCCAGCACAAGGCCACCAACCCCAATCACTCCTGCGTATTTTCCGTCATGTACAGTTGGATAATCATGATCTGGATATTCATCGGCTCTCACCAATTCCCAACCTGATCTTATTTTGCCTGTTATGTTCTTTGTATCATCAAAGCCCATACTTTCAGCTCTTATCCATCTGTGCCTGAATCCATCGGGCGCAGGGGGTGCATCTAGAGAAGATGGAGGAGCCCATACTTTAGGTTTTTCTTCTTTAACCCTAGTTTGGCTCACGCGGGAAGTTTTAACAGTTTTAGTTCCTGTATCTTTTTTTGTCATATGCTTATACCTCCTTCGCGGCTAATTGTTTCGCATACTCTTCGAGTGGCACACCTAATCTTTTAGAAATTGCTACCTGTGATGGTGTGAGTTTCACAGTTTTTCTGCGTCCCTTTGCGGCCGGACGTTTGGCACTTGCTACATTTTGCACCGGAGCTTGGCTCGGTGCTTCTGCAGATTGCTCCACTGTACCAAATTTGTGTGGGAATTCAAGTCTTATTCTCTTATCTACTTCAGAATAATATTCCTGTGTTTGTGGATCAAATCCTTCTTCTTCGACAAGCTTTCTGTGTATGTCAAATGCAGTGTAAGTCATTGCATTATCAGTACCAAACCACGTATTTCTACTCGCCCAATCTTCTGCTTTTGGGTCAATTTGCTGTGCAGCTTGACTAATGTCTTGCTGGTTTGGCATGTTTTGAGCCATTTGAGCATAGTTTTCTTGTGGGTTTGATGCTTTTTCCATCCTCTGTTCTTGTCTTTGTTTAAGCTGACCAAGTCTAGCATTCTCCATAGAAAGGTGTGCTATTGCTTGTTGTGCTTCAACTTGCTTATCAATATCATTAGCATCGATTGCCTCTTTGTATGCAGCTTTTGCAGCGGCCATACCAGCAGTCACTTTGCCTTCTAGTTCTTTTGTGTATTGACCACCAAGTTGATCGTATTGTTTCTTTTGAGTGTCGGCTTGTTGTTGAACACTTTGTGCATACGCAATAGCTTCTTCTTTTTGCCTTTCAGCTTCACGCATCTTGCGTGTAAGTTTTGCTATTCTCTTGTTAACACCTTCTGAGTATTCGTTGAGTTCTTCTTTTTGAACATTAGTTTGCTCGTCAGGTTCCGCAGATGCGTCAGCGGGTTGATCTTTTGTTTCTTCAACATTAACTTGTTCCTCTTCTAGTGATTGTTCTGGTGTAGGTGCGTCAAGATCAATCTCTTGTGCTTGCTCATCAGCATCACCAACGTCTATTGTTTTTTCTTCGTCTTGCATAGATTATCCTCCTCTATGATTACATTGCGTGAATAAGATTTGTAGGATCTTCAATTGTTCCTAAAATCTCATCATCGTTTAACATTCTTATCTCACCACCATCAATATCCATGCGTGATCCTGCGTATCGTGCAAATATCACCCACTCTTTTTCTTTGCACCAAGGACCTGTAGGATATCTATCTTTATCCTCATAACAAAGCGGACCCATCTTCAATACGTATCCAACTTGGACCGCGGCTCTTGCTCTGTCTAATGATTCTTGTGCTATAATAATTCCGCCTTCAGTTTTTTCTTTAACTCTAAAAGGCATAACAAGTATACGCCACCCAGTAGGGTTCGGTAATTTTTCTAAATTTGTCTGTGAAGGTTCTTTTTTTGCTTCGTGTTCCGCAATCTTTTTTGCGTCTTCTTCTGCGTTATATTTATCTTCTAATGCGTGTGATGTTTGTTTCGTCATCTGGTTCTGGCTCCTTAGGGTTTAGCAGGTTAGAGAGTTCCTGTTTAATTTGATCCAACGTGTGAATCTTACCGAGAATATAGTTGTATTTCTCCATACTGTCAACACCACCGCCCATTAAAACTTGGCCGTTGTTGTTTATATCTTCGTCGAGTAATCTTTGTAGTTTATATATTACGTTTATTGGGTCTATAACTTCTGACATATTTTTTATACTTATCTCCTAGTTTATGCCAAAACTCATCAAGAGGATTAGCTTTTTGTTTACAGCATTCCCCCGAACGTACTTTTTCTTCCGTGTGACAATCACACGTTTTATCTTCCCCCATGTAAGTCCCCCTTACTTTTTCTTGAAAATATCGGCTCCCTTGAGGCCGTATATACTAGCGACGACCCCTACAAATAGCGTCTGGTACCAAAAAGGCAGATTATTAAACTGCTCAAAGAACATGTGCAGTTTGGCCTGTATGTCCGGATCCTCACTAAAGACACTCCATATCAATAAAATCACTGGGGCACTTACAAGCAAAAGCACGAACTCGTCTTTCCATCCTTTGTCGTTTGATTGTCTTACCGCTTGTTGGTACTCCACTTCCCCGTTGGCCATCTTCTGAGAATGCAATAAAGCAGCCTCCGACATAAGTATCTTTGCTTTTTGTTTATTAGCAAAAATAGCTGAGCCGGTTTTCAATACCGTAGGTAGAAGTGAGAGTAATGGTCCCATTAATTATTTTATGATTGTAATTATTACTGCTACGATGATAGCGGCTGCAATGAGTTTTGTCTTCCAACTCGTTTCTTCCCACTTATCCATAACTTTTTCTTTTAAAGATTCGATCATGATGACCTCCTTTTTTTCTTTTTTACACCTGCTTCGCTGAGCGCGATAGCTATAGCTTGTTTTTTGTTTACCACTTTTTTCTTAGATTTACCAGATTTAAGTTTACCAGATTTATATTCACGCATTACCTTACTGATTTTAGCGTCTTTTTTCATTGATTAGACACCTCTTGCTTCTTGTCCACCTGGATCCTTTGTACCTTTACCAGAATATCCTCCGCCTCCGCCTCCGCCTGATTTTTTCTGTTTATCACCAATACCACCTGTTGAGTTTACTGAAGGTGTTTTTGGTCCAGGTTTTGGATCGGGATCGCCTTTGCCTGTGTCTAAATTTGAGAATAAATCTGAAAGTTTAAAATCTTGATCACCAAGTAAATTAGATACGATGTTCATAGGGGTAGGAAGTTTTTTTGCAAGCATAGCGCCAGGTTTCATTACGTTACTATAGAAGCCATAACCAAGTTTATCTAAAAAACTATTTTCTGGGTCATCTGGATCATATCCAGAACCTTCACCGTACATTGGGTTGATTCCATAGTTATCTAAATCACCAAATTTAAATCCATCACCACCGCCACCGCCCATAGGCATGACAGGCGTATCCAATATATTTTCTGCTGGCGTTTCTACTGGAGGAAACAAACCTGGAAATAAATCGATAAACGTATCATCAGCAACACCATCATCACCACCCGCGTCTACAATTGCGGGGATTCCGGTGCTTGGATCTGCGCTGAATATATTATTTTTGTAAGAGTAACCTAGACCGCCGTTCGCTAAACCTACTCGGCCGCCGTCATTAAATTGTGTTTTAGGTGTGCCATCTGGATTTTCAAAAAAAGGGTTATATTTTTGGTCTTCATATGTTGGTTGATTTGTAAAAGCACCGATTATGGCACTAAGGGGGTCAACAGGGATGTCTGATAAACTAGAATTATTTTCTTCAAGTTCTAGCAAAGGAGCTAGGTCTTCAGTGTTTATAGCCTTGTCGTCATCTCTAAAATACTCAGCTAAAGGATCATCATACGTATCTGCTGTAGAACCAAACCGTGTATTAGGTAAATTATCTATTAACATATTCATAGTTTCACCCGTGTAGCCATAGTCTGGGTCTAAAACTTTAACAGCTTCTGTAGGACCTAAATCAACTTCAGGAACGGTATTAGTAGTGCCATCAGAGCCACCTTGTAACTCTTTCATCATGTCAAAGTAGTCTGCTAGTTTTTTATCTTCACGTTCACCACGTCTTTTACCACCGTAGTATCCGCCAGCGCCACCAAGAAGTAAGCCTAGTATGCCTGCTATGTCTGACTTATCCATTAAAATTCCCCTGACTTAATTGTCGCTTGCATATTCTTTATACCATCTTTTGCTAGTGATACACTAGCCCTAAGTTTCTGATGGTCGTCATTTTGTTCCATTTTTTCTTCTGCAAGCTCTCTGTTTTGTAACATTTTAGCTCGTTCTAGATTTAATTTGTTTTCATCCTCTTCTTCTTTACGTTGGTTTTCACGAGCTTTTAAATCTAACTCTCTGTCCTTAAGTTTCAATAATGGATCATTTTCAATAGTATTCAAGACTTCTTTTTCAGCCACTGCATACTCAGCCATAAACTCAGAAATCAAAACAGCTTTTCTAGCTTCCATTTTCTGCGTTTCTTCTTGCATAGTTTTCTGTATTTCCATCATTTGTGGATTTTGCTGCATCTGTTGCATAGCCTGTGGGTCTTGTTGCATTTGTTGTTGTAACTGTTGTAACTGTTGCTGCAACATCTGCATTTTTTGTATTTCTTCTGCAAATTCCATCTCAATTTGCTCTTGTGCCATCAATTGTATGTGTTGCATGCAGTTTGTTTGCAGTGCAGTAAGTGCGGCTGGGTTATTTCTAACCACAAGTGTACCCATAAACTGTAAATGCGACTTCATGTGTGCTTGATGGTCTTGTTTTGGAAATGCTTGGAACTTTTTACCACCTAAAGCCATAATATTCTCCGTTGCAGGGTCTAAAGGTTGCGGTGGAGTCGGTGGTGGTAGTAAAACATCAATATCTTTGACCCCTAATGCCTCATACATGTGTCTGTATGCATGATAAATGTTGTGCATTTTAGGATTTGACTGTGCTAATTGTAATTCTGATTGCGCAATACTGATTCTTTGCGTCTGTGAAAAGATATTTGGGTCTGCAATCGGTATAATATCGACTCTTTGGTCAAAATCAGCTGCAAAAATCTCTCTTCTACCACCTACAATGTCGTATGGGTATGCTGGTGGCAGGTAAGTTACAAAACAATTAGCCAAAAGCATAAATTCGTTTTTCATTGATGCGTATAAACGCTTGTGTATAGCTGACATAACCCGCGATCCACGCTCCAAGAGCGCAACTGTAGTGCCCACGGCTGCCGATTGGTTGCCGTCGCCCACTTGCATATCAGCGATGCTCGCGAACCGCTGACCGGATTGTACAACTGTACTTAGTAGTGACAATAGTGTTTGGTTAGGACCGTTAAATGGTAACGGCATAAATGCATCTTTTAGGTTTCCACCAGGTGCATCTACGTCACGGAACTCTCCCGGCTGCAACGGTTGAGCTTCGTCTCTAACGCGGATGCCTCGCATTTTAAATCCGGCCGGTAGATTTGACAAGGTGCCGGCGTCTAAGAGTTGTCTTAGCGCAGCTGTAGCGGTTCTTGATAGACCGCCTATCATGTGTATTAGGCCGAACCCGTAAAATCCGAGTCCTGGTAGGAATTTGAAATGAACAAAATATTCTTTACGTCTTTTTGACGGGTTGTTTTGTTCAAAATTTCTTCTGACTGCAAGAACAGTGCTTGTCTCTTCGTCAATCGTTACGATGTACGGAAGTTTTAGTCCTGTTGGTTCTCCAGTCTGTGGGTTCATGTCCTCAAACCCTTCAAGATCTAAATTAAGGTGACATTCTAACAGAGTGTGTACTTCTTCGTTGTTGCCTCTTGATGTTCCTTCTATTTTATCTTTTGTATCTTTTACATCACCAGTGTCTGACAGTGATCCTTCGCCAATGTCAACGTCTTTATAAAAACCTGCTAACTGCTGTCTACGCAATTCGTTACCTGACATTTTAATTGTGTGAATAATAACTTCTGCGTCTTCTAGTGAAGTTGCGTTGTATGGTACAACTAAATCTTCTGCAGGTACAAACTTAGACACACAACGTCCAAGAGATGCATCGTAATAAACTTTTTTAAATGTAGAACCTGACAACGGTAAGTTAAATAACATTTGATCAAACTCTGGCTCGTACTCTTTCATCTCGCACATGATTTGATAGTTCATGTAATCTCTAACTCTGTCTGCTTGTCTTTGTCTGTCGGCGTTTATCATGCCTACAACTTTTGTTCTTACAGGTCCGTCTGCAGGTAATAATTCTTTGTATGCTAGTGATTGAAATTGTGTAACTGCTTCTGCTAGTACAGGGTGTGTTGCACCCGATGCACCTTGGAATGGTTCTGATCTGTTTTCGTATTTAAAACCTAACAGGTCTAAACCTTTTGTGTACGCATCTTCCCAGTCTGCTCTTGAGCTTTTATACTCATCATAATTTTCTTCTAGGTCAGCTGCAATTTCAGTTAACACTCCTTCGTCTAAATAATCTGCTAAGTTAGCATCGTGCTCTTGTGCGCCTGTCATCATTTCTGCAGCAGGATCAAAATTTATTTCTGCTCCACCATCTTCAGTCATTTCTACATCAACTTCACCACCCTCTTGAAATTCTTGTGGTTGTTCTGCCATTAGTTCTACTTCTTCGTCGTAGACTGTTTGTGGAACTTTGAGTTGGTTTTCTAGTGCTTTATCTATAGCCATTATTTTCTCCTAAATAAACTTCCCATGCCGTCTGACGCTGGGCCTTTTAATGGCGGTACTGTACCACCGTTTGCTTTTTTTGTCTTTGGTTTAAATGGTATTATGTCTGCTGATTTTGGATTTACTACATTTATCTGACCTTTATCAATACCTTTTTTAATTAAGTCTAAAGATGATTCTTTTCTTTGTTTTTTTATTAAATTAGTTAATTGACCAAAATCTATTTCAGCTCCAATTATTTCTGTACCATCAAGAATTGGTTTTGGTGTTAAGTCTCCTCCTAACCTTTCTATTTTAAGAATATCTTCCATTCTACCTACAACATCATCCATGTATTCTAAATAATCATTGCTAAAACGTGAATTATCTCCATAAATTTGTTTACTAACTTTTTTTGTCATAGCAGTTGCAATTTTTGTTCTTTGTGGTTGACTTAACAAACCAAGTTTTTGACCTGTTATTATTGCTTCTGCTTCTCTTAGACTTTGGTTAAGACCGCTTGCTGTTGCTTGGTCTACAACCTCGTCAGGAACTTTCGCTAGTTCTTTTTTAAATATTTCGTCAAATTGATCGTCAGAAACGCCTTTCATTGTTACATTTTGTTTGTAAGTTTGTTTTGCACCAAATGGTTTTACACCACGTTTTGCAAGTTTAGCGGCTTCCATAATACCTTTACCAATTAAACTACCACCTGCAAACATACCCACACGTCCGCCTTGGTTAAATTGTTTTGCTATTCTTAAAAAATAAGAAGGATCTCCTTGATCTGGATCAAACATACCCATGTTTAAATATAAATCATCAGCTATTTCTTTTCCAATATTATAGCTAGACATGTCTTCGTTTATGTTGCCATAAAACCCTTGAGGAGGTGGATTAACTTGAATTGGTCTTTTTGCGTGTTCTTGAAAAGCTTTAAATCCAGCTAGGGCCATGTCCTCTCTATTTTGTTCGGCTGCTTTTTTCATCATAGCTTTATACTCTTCTTCACTAATATGACCTCCCGAATCCATACCCACACGTCCGCCTTGATTAAAATTACCTTCGCCTTGTTGGTATAACATTTCAAGCATATCATCAGGTAATTCTTCACCTGTATTATAAAAATGATTTGCTCTTATTTTTTCTTTGTCAATTAGTTTAAAGAACACAGCTTTTTGTTCGTCTGTATATCGTGGTGAGTCTTGCACCATTTGTTCTAGTTCACGAATTGTCATTGTGTCTAGCGGTGTAGCTTTTGTACCATCTGCTCTGTCTTTTAGTATTCGCTCAAGATCTGTGCGCGGATCTCTAATAACATTTACAGCTTGTTGCACGTCAGCAGTTTTAGCTGGGTCCATACCCATGTTTGCTTTTGGTCTCATTAATAATAATTCTTTTATGTCTTGTCTTAGTTTTGGATCTAATAAATAGTTTAAACCTTTGCTAGATAATCCTCCAAACTTCATTCCAACACGTCCACCATCTGCTTGTTTAGTTCTAGCTAATTTAATTTTTCTAATCATTCTTTCTAGTGCTGCAGTTGGCTCAAAGCCGTCATCTATTTCACGCATAAACATATCAACTGCTTCGTTCTTTAGTTTTTGTTCGTCAAGTAAGAACGTAGACTCAGTCAACATATTTTTTGACTGTGTTTCCATATCACGCATTGCTTTTAAAATTCTATCTGATTCTTCTTCAACAGCTTTTGCTGAAGTGATGCCTTCTTTTTGTTTTGGAAAGAATTGCATCTCTCTCATCATTTTTCGTCCTCGTGCAGAATTTGGATTTATCACTGCAGGGTCTTTACCCAAGATCATTGTTTGTAAGTTTTCTAACGCGTCGTCTTCTGCTGTTTCACCTAATACTGATTTTCTAAATGAAGTATATTTTGGATCAGCCATCATTCGTTGCATGACTTGAGCTTCTAGTAATTGTCTGTCTGTTGCGATTTTGTTTTTAGGAGCGCCTTTTAATAGAGTTGATACTTCACCAAAGTTCTGACTTGTTGGATTGAAGTATTGGCCTCGGTCTTTAAATAAAGAACCAAGTCCTCCTAGAATTCTTTTCAGTAATTCTTTTTTCATTAATAGTACGTCCTTTGTTGTTGTGGTAAAGGCTCATCTTCGTAATCGTCGGGATGTTCTACAAAACCACCTTGTCTAAATCTCATTACTGCTTGAGTCATGCTATCCACTAAGTCATCGTGTTCGCCTAGCGGGAATGCAGCGCATTCCTCAATTACCTCTTCTGCCCATTTTTTTTCTGGTGCCCAAATCATACCAGATTCAAATAAAGGTGCAACCGAGTTTATTCTAGTATGTTTATCATTTCCCTTGCTAGGTGTAAAGTTAATAACTGGTATGCCAAGTTTACGTAATTCATAGGTTAATGGCAAACCTGATGCTTTTGCCTCCACAATCACCGTTTCTGGCTTCCAATAGTCGTATTGTTCTTTTGCTATTCTACGCAGTTCTGGAAACTCAAATCTGTCTTTTACCATGTCAATTAGTATTAACTGCGGTCCGCTGTCCTCGTCTGGTGTAAATACGCCCCATGTTGTAATAGCAGAATAGTCAGCAGTTTCTTTTTTCATAAACGCTGTATCATAACTTTGTATAACATGTTGCAGTGGTGGTAATTCTTCTTTCTCCCACACGTTCCACCATTCACGTTTTATAATACTACCTTCAGCTGCTGTCGGATTTTGTTGGTATTGTGCATTCCATTTTAGTATACTTACGGATGCTTTTACCGCTTCCAGTTCTTCGAGCTTCCAATAACCAGGCCAAACCGGTTTCCCGCTGGGAAGTATGGCTGGGAATTCTATCACTTCCCATTGATCTGCTTTTGGTTCTGCTTGTGCTTTCATCAATTTACCAGTTAGGTCAGCAACATTCCAACGAGTCATCACCACAATTATCCTGCCTCCAGGTTGCAAACGCTGCCGCGGTCCAGAAGTATACCACTCATACACTCGATCGTAACTGGCCATGTTCATTGCGTCCTGTTCCGAATGCGGGTCATCAATAATCAATAAATCCGCTCCACGGCCCGTGATACTTCCGCCAACACCCGCTGCATAATATTCGCCGCCCTGATCCGTTTCCCATTTACCTGCAGCTTTAGAATCTTCTCTTAGTCTTGTATTAAATATTTTTTTAAAGTCATCCTGCTCCATTAACGTTTTTGCTTTACGACCAAATCGTACTGCAAGTTCCGCGTTGTTTGTTGCTTGGATTATTTTTAGATCAGGTTTGTTACCGATCATCCATGCAGGCAAGAAGTTAGATGCAAATTCTGATTTTGTATGTCTTGGTGCCATATTGATAATTAATCGCTTGAGCTCGCCTCGCGCAACGCGGTTAAACTTCTCAGCCATTATCTTATGGTGTTCACCTTCAATAAAATCTGGCCACATGTGTTTTACAAAAGCAAGAAAGTCATCTTTGATTGCTTGTTCTTTTTTCTTTTCATCAAGCAACAATAATGTTTGCAAATATTCTTTGCGTGTATCTTCAGGTAAGTTTTTTAATTGATCAGGGGTTAGCATTCGAAAAAATTTTATAAAAAATTTTGCACCTTTACTTTTTAGAGTGAAAACGATTTTAGACCATATCTATTTGCAGATCAAGCATATAGTGCTGGCATTGGGACCCCTGTTATACAAAATCCGGGGTACGGGGGTAGGGTCGCAAGTTTGGCAGCAAATGCGCAAGGGTCCCCTAAAATGCAGCGAACGCGCAAGGGGCGCAGTTTAGAATGAGTCTAAGTTGCAAAGATAATTATAATAAGTGTTGACAGGTTTTTACAAATACTACAATATTGTGGGATAATAATAGAAAGGATAATATATGAACGAACAATTAATTAATCATCATAAGATTGTACAAGACGCAGAAATCATGACACTTGGAGAATTTATACAAGAGCATGGTCAACAATATCTTGACTACTATGAGCAAGTGCAAAGCAACTTGTGTTATAAGGAAGATGAGTAAGTCAGCTAGATACTGTGTGACTTGTGGTAAGAAGTTTTACCCCAAGTCATACTCAGCATACCCTCAAGATGATTATTCTTACACAGATTATCCAACACGATATGAAGTGGAGCCAAGCCACAAGCACTTTCATTCACAAAGCTGTATGAAAGAGTGGATTGCAAGATACTCGAGAGAGTTCTCAAATTTAGTTGACAACATATCACATAATGTGATAGAAGAAACTAGCAACCAAGAGAAAGGATAATTTATGGAAGCTAATAAACTAAGACTAAACCAACAGAAGCGACAGCTACTCAAAAGAGAGTGGGCTTCGACTGTTTGGAATAAGACACCTATGGAAGTTGAGGACAATCTAAAACTTGCCATAGAAAATTACAGAACAGTAAAACAACAAACTTGGGATAATGTAATCACCCCACTAATGGACGATAAGTTTCCACTAGAGGATATGCACATATTAGCCAAGTACGATAGGAATAGTGGTTCTTACAGATGTTTCACAGAAGTAGACCAATGCTTTTATTTTAAGCCATCACATACTGATAGTAGCGAGGCTCAATACAAGTGGACTATTAGTGATGATGAGATGAGAGCATTGTATCACTTCGAGTTGCAAGAGAAAGGACACCAAGCGACACTAGAAGTTGAGTATTGTGAAACTCAAAGAGATCGCAACCCTCACTACCACGAAAAAACAAAAGCTATGGAAGAAGATTTAAATTCCATATCAGCAGGTCTTGATCGTGGTTTATGGAATAAGCATGGCTATCATAGAGGCGATAAATATAATGATGACATATCTGCTTTCAGTCGTATCGTACCCAATACTGGTGGCTGTCATTCTCGTACAATGATGTGTGGCGAAACACATTGGGAACAACTTAAGATGTATGCAAAGGCACAAAGTGGTTTGACCAACGCACACCGAGAGTTGTGGCAAATGAAATACGAGCTAGTCAAAGATATGAATAGTATTATTGACCAAGCTAAATTCTTATCTGATGTCAAAGAGTATTGGCCAGATGTTCAAGAGTGTGTTTCTTTTGAGACAAGTGATCTATCAAGAGAGTTGTCTATTGTATCAGACGATACAAAAGAGAGACTAAAACATTCCCTTGCAGTAAGACAGACTGCAAGAGAACAGCAACCAAAAGAAGTTGAAGTTGTTGTGCCAACGCAAGGATTTGCGTTAGTAAATTAATACTTCTAATACTTGGCATGGTAGTTATATCTGTAAGCCCAAGTATAAACCGCGGTGCGGTGACAAGATATGGCTCTAAGAGTAAACAAGTGCAACTGCCCTGTCTTGTCTCCGGACCGCGGTCCAGCCCTGGTGTCAAAGACATAAACAGACGGGTGCGATTCCCTAGGCCAGGGCGCAAGGTCGCAAGGCCGCAAGCATTTTTTATTTGACAATGTGTCATGAATATGGGACATTATGATAATTAATAACAGAAAGGATATAATATGCCAAACTTTAAAGTAGCAATAATACCTGCTGGAGATGGTCCAGTTAAACTACAAACTATCGAAGGTGAAGACGGTGTTTCATTCGAGACTATCTACCCGCTGATCAATGCATCAACAATAGAAATAGTCCAGGGAAAATGGAACGACACCAAAGACAATATTGTCTTTGATTGCGATCTATACTGTGACGAAGAAGCTAAGTTAACAAATAAGCCGCACAACTGGAGAGCATCCCAACTGCGATACAATAAACTTAAGAGTATGGAAGGCCAGCTGATGGACAACTGGCGCGACTATTGCAACATTAACGGCGACGTTGCCATGGTTGTGGAAGAAAATCCCGACCTGCAATGGGAGACAACCAATTGAACCGGTCCAGGTACAATAGCAAGATGCTTCGGGGCGAAAGCTCCGGGGCACCTGCTCCGCGGACCGGGGTTATAGGTACAGTGCATCCGTACTGGGTTCAAAGGCGCAAGCAACGCGAGGCCGCAAGGCGCAAGCTCGCAAGCGCACAAGCAAAAAAAACATTGACATTATTTAAATAGTATGGGATAACATGATAATACATTAATGTACAGGCGGGCCTTTATGTCTGAAACTCGGGCCCGCCGCTAATAAGAAAGGATAATACATGAACGCGCAGAATAGAAAAATAATCACTGGGGGGCTAAGCAAGCCCTCTAAGATGCCTGGCTATGCTTACAACTTACCGGCGACAGAATGCAAGGTAGGCGCAAAGCTTGCCAAGGTCCCCGGCTCTGTGTGTCATGGCTGCTACGCCCTGAAGGGACGCTACAGGTTTCCAAACGTTAAAGAAGCAATGCACCGCCGGCTGGCAAGCATCCAGGACCCGCGATGGGTTGAGACTATGGCAGCGGACATTAACGCCCGCAAGTCTAAGTATTTTAGATGGCATGACAGTGGCGACATCCAAACAATAGAACACTTGAGGAAAATATTCGATGTATGCAGGCTTACGCCTGACATCGCGCACTGGATACCCACCCGGGAATCTGGGATCCTTTCTAAGATTGACCCGGACGAAGTGCCGGGCAATCTAACGATTAGATTAAGCGCTACGATGGTAGACGGCAGCGCGCCTAAGAGCTGGGCCCTGACAAGTACCGTTGTATCCAGTGGCCGCACGTGCCCGGCCCCTGATCAGGGGAACGCGTGCAACGATTGCCGCGCCTGCTGGGACCAGTCAATACCAAATATAGCATATGGCAAACACTAGATACACGTTCTTATACCGGTCCGCGGACGGGCACCTGATGCGCCCTGAAAGCTTCTTGAATATAAACAAGGGGCGCACGCTGAGCAAGAGCCAGCTGCGCATGCTGGGTATTACAAAAGTAAAATTAAAAGAGATCAAACAATAATGGGCCGGACCTTCCCTCTGGGTACGCCACGGGCGTACCCGATTAAGAATAGGATACAAGCGGACCTGAGGCGCAAGCAAATGCGTGAGTACGGGCGCAAGCGCGCAAGGGCCGCAAGCGAGACGCAAGGGCGCAAGGCAGTTTAGAATGATTCTAAGTCGCATAGTCAAGAAAGTTATCCACAGGATCCAGGTCACAAGAAAGGTTGACTTTGAACCTGATATATGGGATAAAGTGATAACAATTAACAGAAAGGATACTTATGACAATACCACACGCGGAGAAACAACTGGACCACGATGCCGGAACAAGGGCAGATTACTGGGAGCATCTCTACAAAGAAGCCGATGCGAAGCGCACCCTGCTACAGGAGAAAAGCGAAAAGCTGCTGCTCATGGTAGCGAAGCGCGACGAAAAGATCAACGACCTGGAAATCCTGGTGAAAGGGCACCGCGCATCTATCCGGGAATACAAGGAAGAGGTGGAGAAGCTGCAGGCAGACAAAGAGCTCAGGAGAGGCATCATGCAGGGGCAGAGCGAGGTCATCGACGACCTCAGGTCCCAGCTGGAGACGCCAATCAACTTCGATCCAGAAGACGACGAATAACTAACCGGGGCCTTCGGGCCCCATCCCCCTATAAAGAGTCAGGCCTCAAGCTCACAAGCGCGCAAGCAATTGGGTCTCAAGCGAGCTGAAGGGCACAGGCGCAAGCGTGCAAGCGCTCAAGCCAGAGTCCGCAAGCTCACGGACCATGGTCCCTGGACAAAGTATCACGGATCGTTGACCGTGGGGCTGGACCAAGATAAATGTTTTTGTGGGATGCGTTACATGGAACGCTATTTGGTGTGGTGACATGGCAACTTTATTACTTTTCGTTACTTTTAGCTCAACTGTAAAAAAGCCATGCTTTACAGTGTATCCAACTAGATCAGGAAAGCCAAAAGATGCCCAAGATTCAACACGTGTCCATGTAATTCCTGGTGTATTTTTCTTAACTTTTTGCCAAAGTTTTGATTCTTCTTTCAAAGTAATTTATTGTACCAAAATAACGCAACGATACTTCTCTCTTGAACCTATTATTTTGTTCTCAACAAGAGTAATTTCTTTAATGTTAAATTCTTTTTGTAAAGGGTTACGACCTTCTGGCAACACCATCATAACTTTTGCATTTGACCCAACTTCAGCAGTAGCAAACCTAGTAAGCACGGTTATCAAGTTCTTAACGTCATAATAATTGTGTGCTGTCTTTAATTGTTTAGCAACAGCGTCGTTATTGTCATTAAGAATGGCATTAGTTTCAACTAACTCATTAATGCTCATTTCATCAAATGTTTTTTCTGCGGTTGGTTTGTCTAGTATGTCTCTAATAGCTTGATCAGCTTCTTTTTTCTTTTGTTGTTTATCTATTTTGTCAGTCATATTATCTCCTTTTTCCTTGACCTCTATATTTTTTATGCCCCCTACGCTTGTGTTTATTCTTGGGACGCGAGCGTATGCTATTCCCTATTGATGTCCGCTTTTTTGGACCAGGAGTGTGCTCTTGATATGATTTAGCTTTTCTCATCGACGAGTGTATAGTCTCCTTTTATCAATACTTCATTCTCTTGGTATATCTTTTTCATCTTAGCTTCCAAGTCTTCGATAGACATGTCCTCTAGCTTACCTGTTCTGATTATTTTCTGCTCGATGTATAGTCCTGCTGCTTTGCCTCGCGCAACCTCCGCATTTGTAGCTGCCGAGAAAGCTCCCTTTGCAAGAGCTTCTTGGCGTATACGACCGAGTTCTGTGATGTGCCGTTCAAAGCTAACCTCATACTTCTTCTGTATTTCTGATCTGAGTTCGCCAATGTATTTGACGACGAGAGGAAACTTGTTTGGATTGCGCAGCTCAGACGCGCGCACATGGCACGAACCTTCGGCATAGCCTGCTTCTTTAGCACATTCAGTAGGTGTCTTACGTCCCTCATTGTATACCAATAGCTCTGCAAATTTCTTTTGCTGTTCAGTTAATAGTTTGGGTAATCCCATGGATGTAAATATAAGTAAGTTTACTTGTGATTACAAGTTTTTTATGAAGCGTTTTATTATGTATTTGATAAATCTTTTTATGTGATTAATTACAAATTCGTTTAGGAACCACCTTATTACACGCATAACAATTAATATTGGACTAGGCGTAACATTAAACAAAACGAGTGCTACATCAACTCCTGTATCAACTGAATTGTCTACGGTAATATATTTATTCCGGATCTTCCGTAAGTATTTTAGCAATTTTTAGTCTCCCCATGTCTTCGTATACTTCTGCTTTTACTTCTTTGCATTGCATATAAATACCTTCTTGATCTTCTCCAATATTTCTGGTGATTAAACGTTTTTGTTTGAGACAATCGCTAAGACCATCAGTTGGCACCATTTCTACTGTCGAACCGTTTTGTATCATGAGTATTGCAAATACAACTTTAATGGTTTCCATTTGTTTTTGCCTCCAAGTCTATTAATCGTTCTTCGTGGAATTGTATAACCATGTCGTTCTTTAGTATCATAGGTATCTCTGATTCCATCTGTTCTTTTAGTTTGTCTACATTCTCGCCAAGGTACTCGACCAACATGTAGAGCTCTTGGACTTGTGGACTGACCATGCCCCCTTTAGGAACAGAATCAATAAAAGCATTTGCAGCTTCTAAGTCTTTAGACATCAATCTTAAATCTGACTCTATACTATTAAGTCTTTCAATGACACCAAAGGCGAACCAAGCGCCCACAAGCAAACTGCCAATAATAGTGAGTAAGTTACGTACCGGCATCGAGACGGAGGTGTTTTCATCTACATCTAATCTTTTCATTTAACACTTCCATCTTCTACGCGCCTGTCTAATTCTAGAATTAGGATCGTTTCTTGTTTTTGCTGATGATCTTTTTAATTGACCAGCAGAACGTGCGCAATAAGACTTACGTCTCTTTGCAGCTTTGCTACCAGGTTTAACTTTACCAGTAACTGCTGTTTTTAATTTACTTCCGGGGTTTGCACGTCTATAGGCTGCAACACCTTTACGTGTCATACCAGCACCGGCTTTGGTCTTGCGATAATTCGCACCTTTACCAGTTGTGGTTTTAGGTATGTTCCCCCTGCTGGTAGCCATTAGCTACTCTTTTTCTTTTTCTTCTTAACTGGTTTCTTTGCAGTTTTAGCAGATGCTTTTAAAGCTTTGTCAGATACAGAACCTTTACCGGGTTTACTAGTACCTCTTTTTTTAGCTCGGTTCATATAATAGTATAAACCTTTTTTAACTGTTCTACCGTCTTTAGTGACGTGTGTGTCTTTAGCCATTATGCTTTACCTCCACGTTTCATTCTTTTTTTCATCATGCCGCCGCCCATTTTACCTGCGCGTCCACCACGTTTCATTCTTTTTTTCATCATGCCGCCGCCCATTTTTTTAGCTCTTTTCTTTTTAGCTTTTCCGCCTCGGCTTAATTTAACACCTCTACCTTTTAAGATGTCTTTTTTAGTGACTTTACCATCACCTGTAAGATCTGGAAATTTTTTAGCCATGTTTGTATCTCCTATAAGATTGTCGTTTTAAAACTGTGCCCTCATAATAGTCACGAGGCCATGCCGAATAATATCCTTTTTTATTCATCATGTCACTAGACTTTTCTAGTTTATCAAAATTTTGTATTAGCACCATTAAGAACTCATTATCTGGTTCCCAGTCACCGGTCTCTAAAAACTCTACTGGCTCGTCCTCCTCATCGTCGTAGGGGTGAGATGCCATCAGGTATATATCTTGAGGCACAAATATTACATTGTAGGCATGTATTGTAGCATTTAGCTCATCAACTGTAATTTTTATGTCGCTGCAACCTACAATCACTATATCTGTAGCAGGATCCTTGATAAGTTCTGTACCTTCTACAATACTATCTATAAGTTTCTTGTGGTCTGTTACTTCCAGGATCTTTAGTGCTTTGGTTTCTCTAGCTTTCTTTGCATACGGGCATACAGGAACGTTGCCCAGGGCTTCACTTGGTTGTTCTATGTAGTTTTTAGACCAATCAAGTATATCTTCAGTTATCGATTTCATTTAAATGTTTTTTAAGCATGTCTAGCAGCCAAGGATTATCTCTATACACACCCATCATAAAATTACTGATAGTATTTACAGTTAATTCTTCTGCATCATCTTCTTTAAGTGGGCCGTTTGCTTGGTTAAGACTAGATATATACACCACCGCATGTAGAATTTCATGCCACGTAGTATTGCAGCGCTCTTGTCCTACTAACGCATCTTGTATATAGATAACACCTTCTCTAGCCCGGTACTCACCGTAGCTGTCTGTCATGTCGTCCAATACAAAACTAGGATTTACATACTTGATCTTTATAGTTCTATAACCAACCTTAACTTCAGTAGGCCTGCCGTTTGCTGGTACCTCGTGTGCTTCTGTTAGTGTTTGTTTTTTTCTAATCATTCTATTCTCCTATATAGTAGGGATTTGACCCCCTAGTGTCAGAAATTTGACACAACTACCCCTCTCACACGGGTTAGAACGTAAAACTGCCAAAAATTGACCTACTCTACCGCCTCTACCGTTGCAAAAACACCCTGTGGTAGACTGTTTCCTTAATAATATCATACATTTACCTCAATTACCACCACTACCGCCTGTTCTGCAAGTTCGTACAAAATAAACATCGTTGGGTCTAATCTCCACTATAGCACAGCCTATCATGCTTCTTCCAAATCCTTTAAATATCTTGACTCACAGAACATTTCCCAACTTTTTAACTTATCCGCGTATTTAAGTATATGTGGTGTCAATAGCTCCATTTTGTTTCTATGTATAAAACTATGACATTGCCAAGTATCCCTGAAAGACTTTGCTGTGTATTCTTTTAATATTGCTTCGTCGGTCCCCGCTACTAGTAAATATATTGTAATTACAAAATACACTATCCGTTCTCCTTGTAAAATTGGTCGAGGCGACGTAGGAAGTCATGTTTAGCTTGCCTGTACTCCTCGCCTTCTATCGTAAACTCCTGATAGTAAAGGTCCTTTGAGCACATCAAAATCACCCCTTTCTCAATTGTTGTACCGTAAACTGCATCATGAGCCATGCCATACGCCGCCATCTGCAGAAAATAATCGCCAATCCACTCTCGTTGTTTTGGTTTATTTGTCTGCTTGAAGTCGATGATAGCCATAGATCCGTCGTGTTGTCCAACTAAATCGACTGACCCTGCGTATAATCCTGGATAATAAAGCGTAGCCTCATTCCCGTATATCTCTGTAAGTCTGTTATCAATCCCGCGGTCCACGATCTTTTCTGCCATATGCTTGGCTGTGTTACCAACATCAGTTAGATCAAGGTACCCTTCACCTAGACAATACTTCTCCAGGTACAAATGCATCGCCGTACCGCGCGCCGCGGCTTCTTGTGTGATTCGCTTAGCCTCCTCAACACCTACTTTGTCTCGCCATCGTTGAAGAGAATCTGCTTTACTTTTCGGCTGAGTTTGGCCAAGAACCGTCGTGACCGATGGTAGGCGCTGTCCGTGAATATCGCCTGCAAGAGAATAGTGTCGCAGACCTTTAATACTAGCTCTAGTAGAACTGGGATAAGCATACTTATGAACCTGCCTCATACCAAATGAGCATTCTTAAAGTATATTATCCCCTCATCAAAATCAAAATCGTGGGGGTTACCTATTAGTTCTTCAGGCGACATTACCCCCATACGCGCCCAATTTGTGTGTCCATATTTTTCTTTACACCACTTGTCCACTATGTGTGCTGGTGTATCCATTTCTACACTTTTCATGTCCACCTCGTACGGTGCTCCCGTATCTTCTGGTATCCACTCTATTTCAATTTCGTCAAACATTGCTCTAGTTCTTTCTCGTTTTTGCGTTCCATTTGTTTTATTTTATCGTCACGCACTTGTTTAAGATTGAACACTCGTTCAGTGTGTTCTTTGATGTATTCGACATCAGCGTCTGTAAAAAATTTGTTCATTCTTTCATTGCATACGGATCAGTAGACAACTCTCGTTGTTTCTTTTCCGGCTGCTTGCCCATAATTATATCTTCCATGTTTTTATGTAGATAGTTTGCCATCTGACCGATAACGTTATCCTGTGATAGTGTGTCGACAAGTTCTTTCAATGACTCACCGTGCTGCAGACACCTAGATATAAGTTTGCCGCTTGCGCGTAGTTCTCTATCTAAATAAGAATCTGTTGGTTTTAGTTTTATCCAAAAGGCAAGAGGCATTAACCCAGAGTCTGTCGCTGTGTAATTAACAATGCCAACAACCCGTCTACCATCGATTGGTAGAGCGAAAGTTGCACTCATCATCCTGTTAGGGATTTCTTTTCTCACCTTATTGTTTTCCTTAATCAAAGTCATTTTTGTGTTCCTCGATAAATTGATACAAGTCGATATTCGTCTCCTTCACCTGTTCTATCTCGTGCCACATTGTGTCAATAGTGCTTTCTAGTTTAATGATATATTTACAATTTACAACTATAACTATTAGACAAATAAAAATAGTGAACCCAAGTATAGAAAAACTAATGTACGCTTCGAGCGTTTTCAACCATTCTTTCATAAGCCATCTCCACCCTTCTGTTTATAAGTTGTTCTAGTTTACGCTCCCAGACTTCTTTAAACTCCGGGCTACAACGCGTCATGACCCATTCTATATTAGATATTCTTTTTTGCATTAACATTCCTACCATATTTCTTTACCTTTCCTAATTAACCGAGGTTGTGCTAAAACGTAATTTTTAAAAATAGCCCCGTATTCTTTTCTACCTCTAAAATGTGATCTTACACTAGTTATATCGCCTTTTTGTAATCTGCGCACATGACCTCTAACTGAGTGATAAGGAACATACCTTGGCTCAGAATCATCATCTTTTTCTACGTCTGTCGTGTAAGTAGTATCGCGTTCTGGTTTATATTGTTCTGGCCTAACATAAATTGTTTTGCTTTTCCAAACAGGAACAAAATTTTTTTTATTTACAATATCACCCTTAACTTTAAAAGAACCTATGCCGTTGTCTGTTTTAGGTTTAATATCAAAAACACCAATATTTGTATTTTTGTCTGTGTGACTATTAAGTTGTAAAAAACTTCTCATAGCAACTGATTTTTTTGCAGTATGGTCAGGGGAAACCCTGCCCCAATTTTTCTTTGAAAAATCTATAGGAATAGTAATTGTGCTTTTGTTTAATTTATGCCAACTCAAAGAATTATTTTTAACTTTTATTGAACGATAGTCATATTCTATTGCATTATTTTCAATGTCTTTGTTTTTGTATTCAAATAAATTTAAATAAATTACATTTGGGCTATTATAAAATCTAGTTTGAAATAATATTTTATTAAAAGGTAAAACACCTAAACCTTCTTTTTTGTGTTTTTCAATACAGTGTAAATTGTCGTGTAGGGCTTTTTCTGACCAATTAATTTGATCCATTCTAAATTTTTCAGCTTTTTGTGCGTTAGACATAAAATCACACAACTGGTCGCTGACTCCAAACTTGCGCTTGTTGCTAATATTCCAATTACGGATTTGAAACATATCTACTAAGTGCCCTGCCTTTGTAAAAACTGAGTCTTGCGACCTCAAACCAAATAACTTTTGCCTTCCAACATATTCAAGCGCTTTATCTCTTTCTTTTTCTAATTTTTGTGTTTTTTTTATTATTTTCGCAATTCTTTTTTCAACCTTTATATCAGGCCGTTTGTTTACCATCCGTACTCCTGTTCTGGGTCCATTATTTACCCTTTTCTGGCAGGGTTTCCCCTGACCATTTTGCTATTGACTCACGACCACCCTCAACGTTCTTGCGTGTCTGCTCTATCGGTAGCATTACATAGCCATTGTGAGTCGTCACTTTACCACCCATATGCATAAATTCTTCTTCACACATAGGACAGTCTATGTCTTGTTTTTGTACTACAATATAGCCGTTGCCATTACAGCGCGGGCATATTGTCTCAACGAGTTTTACCATTTTTCTTTTTTAATTCTTTCTCTAACATAAAGTCTATGACTTTCTGTATACTAACAGGAACCTCAAAACGGTTTTCTGCTAATGTTTTCAATTGGTTGTGTGTAGTCACAGAGACTGACACTGATTTAAAACTGCTTGTATCTGGCATGTTTCTTTCTCCTTGTTGTATTATTCTATGGGATTATATAGTGTAAATATAATATTTGACAAGAGTTTATTTTAATTTATTTTAGTAGCTATCTTCTCACCTTCATATGTCGGGTGTTTTTTGGCATCCGACATTCTACACATATAAAACCTTAACATCTAAATTCTTTGCTGATTTGT